TGGGAGGGTGCTGGATACCAATGGTGCACGCCAACTGTGTTCACAACGAGATCTGCGCCTTGTTAAAGCGATCTCTAGGACCTACACCCACCTCGGATGAGTCTTGCAGAGCACCTGTCCTCCAGCAGTTTAAGAGACTGCGGATGGTGGCGAGACGATATTGCGGGGATAAGTGGTCCTACCTCGACACGGCCCTTTCTTATAAGGGTGCCATGGGCCGTAAGTACCTGGAGGCGGAGCGTTCGTTGAGGGAAGATGGGCCGATAACTGCTCGAGATGTCTTCCTGAGGGCGTTCTTGAAAGCCGAGAAATTCAATGCGTTAACCAAATTCTCGAAGCCGCGGATGATCTTTCCACGTGATCCCCGGTATAATTTGGCACTCGCGTCTTGGCTGAAACCCTTTGAGCACTGGTTTTGGGGGAACCTTAAATCAGTTGGGAACTCCGGTGTGGCGAGATCGAGGGTTGTGGCGAAAGGTTTGAACGGGCGTCAACGTTCGAATCTGATCAGGAGGAAGTTTGGCGCTTTCCAACAGTGCGTCGTCTTTGAGGTAGATGGCAAGGCCTTCGAGGCCCACTGTGACACGTGGCAACTGCAGATGGAGCAAACCATCTACGGAGCTGCCTATAGGTCCGATGGTGATCTTATGAAGCTCTTGAGGTATCAGTTGCGAAACCAGGGTGTGACTGCGGGGGGTGTCCGGTTTTCTAGGGACGGTGGGAGGGCGTCTGGGGACTTCAACACTGGCATGGGGAACACCATCATCATGCTAGCTGTTATCGCCGCTGTGACCGAGTCGTTTGGTGTCAAGTACGACTCTCTCGTCGACGGCGACAATGCATTGTTGTTCCTTGAGGCTCGCGATAGCCATCGTGTGATTTCCGGCTTCCCTGCGGAGGCACTGCGTGTTTCCGGTCATGAGGTGGTCCTTGAGCGCCCTGTTAGGTGCCTGGAGCAGGTGCGCTTTGGCCAATCGGCCCCCTTGAACCTTGGTCCTCATTGGACCATGGTTCGCGACTGGAGGAAGGTCTTATCCCAAGTGACCTCCAGTCACAAGCATATG